ATTGCACGAGGATGCTAATTATGGCATCGCTAGCACGTTCTATGCGCCTATCGTTGACAAGGTAATACAAAGTAATCAAGTCAAAGAGATATTGGATTATGGCGCTGGGAAATGTCGTTTGCGAGATAGTTTAACGTCAAGCGTTAAATATACTCCGTATGAACCTAGCAATCCATTATGGGCAAATAAACCTGAACCTTGCGAGATGGTGGTATGTATTGATGTACTAGAACACATTGAACCTGAGTGTTTAGATGATGTTTTAGACGATTTAAAGAGGCTAGTGATTAAATATGGCTTCTTTACGATACATACTGGTCCTGCACAAAAGGTTTTACCTGATGGTCGTAATGCTCATCTTACACAAGAGCCATTAAGTTGGTGGAATAAAAAATTAGAAGCACGATTTACTATGATTCAGCAAGTCGCTATGGAGAATGGGTGCATCGTATTCGTTAAACATAAGGATTAAATATGGCTTTAGCAACTTATAGTGAGTTAGTCTCTACGGTAGAGAGTTATCTAGCCCGTACAGACCTAACAAGCATTATTCCTACGTTCATTCAATTAGCACAAGACCGTATGACACGAGATTTACGTACTCGTGAGATGCTAAAGGTTGTCACTACAACAGCTACAGACGGTACAGTAGAATTGCCTACTGACTTCTTGGAAATGCGTGAGATGCACTTTCAAGGAAACCCACCAATTACGCTAGAGTATGAAAGTCCTGATAAGTTCTTCCGTGACCAGCTCACAACAACTTCAGGCTTGCCTTATTACTACACAATTATTGGTTATGAGTTCCAATTTGCACCTGCTCCTGACAGTTCTATGGTGCTTCAGTTGTTGTATTACGCAAAACCAACTTATATCTCAAGCACGACATCAAGCAACCTATATTTAGCGAACTATTCAGATGCGTTGCTATATGCAACTCTAGCAGAAGCAGAGCCATATCTTATGGATGATGCTCGCATTCAAGTATGGGCTTCTATGTATGACCGTGCTATTGGAAACATTATGAATAGTGATATTGGTAAGAAATTCCCTAACACAGCATTAAACGTAACTTTACGCTAAGGATAAATCATGGCAGAAATCAGTAACTACCTAGAAAATGCGCTTATTAACGGCACTATTCGTGGTACAACATACACAGCACCAACTACGGTGTACGTAGCTTTATATACAACAGACCCAACAGATGCAGACACAGGTACAGAAGTATCAGGTGGCTCTTATGCACGTCAATCTGTGACATTCGCAGCACCATCAAATGGCTCATCAGCTTCTAATGCTGACGTTACTTTCCCACAAGCAACTGCTAACTGGGGTACTGTAGCTTATATTGGCTTGCGTGATGCTTCAACTGGTGGCAATTTGCTATATCACACACCACTAGATGCTTCAAAGACTATTGAAACAGGCGACATCTTTAAGATTGCTTCAGGCAACCTAACAGTAACACTATCATAAGGGTAAATTATGGCTTTAGTTCTATCAGATAGAGTACAAGAAAGCTCTACCACGACAGGAACTGGTGCGTTTACTCTTGCTGGTGCTTCAAATGGCTTTCAATCTTTCAATAGTGGCGTAGGTACAGGAAATTCAACATATTACTGTATCTCTGATTCTACAAATAACGCTTGGGAAGTAGGTATTGGCACTTATACGCACTCTACCACTTCACTTTCACGAGATACTATTCTTGCTTCTAGCAATTCAGGGTCAGCAGTCAACTTTGGTAGTGGTACAAAACAAGTATTTGTGACATATCCTGCTAAACGTAGTGCGATGACAACTGGTATCACAGAGAATAAAGCAATTATTGATACAAACTACACTATTTCTAACGGTGCAAATGCAATGTCTGCTGGTCCTATTACTGTGACTTCAGGTATTACTGTGACTGTTCCAAGTGGTTCTAACTGGGTGATTTTATAATGACTGCGACAATTAACGGTACAAGTGGATTTACAACACCAGCAGGAATTACTATTAACAATGCTCCTGCTTTTGGTGCATATTTAGCATCAAATCAAAATTTAACTGCATCAACTTGGACAAAAGTAACAATTAATACAGAAGAATTTGACACAAATTCAAATTATGACCCATCTACTAACTATAGATTTACTCCAACGGTTGCAGGATATTATCAAATAAATTTGAGCGCAAATTTTAATAGTAGTGCAACAAATCCTACAAATGATATTACATCTCTATATAAAAATGGCTCTGAAATAAAAAGAGTTCAAGGTACATCATCAACATCAGCTTATGGAAACTGTCTATCAGTTATAGTTTACATGAATGGTTCAACTGATTATTTAGAAATGTATGTTTGGTATGCAGGTGGTAGTGGCACTATTTATGTTTCTGGCGGTTCTGCCTTAACATGGTTTAATGGTTCGTTAGTGAGAGGTGCATAATGTTGATTGAAAAGATTATGGCTCTCTATCCACAACTAGAGCAACAAGACTTCTTAACAGTTATCCGCTTACAAAACGATAGCGATGGTCGTGGTGACTACATAGCAGAATGGAATCATCCTACATTATCACGACCTACAGATGAGGAATTAGCATGAGCGTCAAAGTAACAGTACCTAATACATCTAGCGATTCAGTCGTATTCGGCTCTGCTAACACACCTACTGCTGCTGAAGTTGTAGGTATTGATAGTGGCTCATCTAATGGTCAATTAGCGTTTAAGACTACAGCTGGTGGCACATCTACAGAGCGCATGAGAATTGATGCGAATGGTAATGTTGGGATTGGTACAAGTAGTCCTGCTAGACAAGCAGTAATTTATGGTTCATTCCCATGCTTGCAATTAGCAAACTCAACATCAGGCGTAACATCTAATGATGGATTATTGATTTATGAAAATGGGTTAAATGCCACATTATCAAATCAAGAGTCAGGATATATGTCTTTTGAAACTGCAAATACAGAACGTATGCGTATTGATTCTAGTGGTAATGTGATGATGGGAACTACAACCGCTGCTGGCTCTGGATTAACTGTTGGAACTGGTCTTTTATGGTGTGTAGGCTCTTATAATAATACAACAGCTAGTGCTGCCAATATGAATATTGGTTCTAATGGTGGTATTTCTCGCTCAACATCTGCATTAAAATATAAGAAAAACGTTCGTGATTTACCATCAATTGATATTAGTAAATTTAGACCTATAGTTTACAACTCTAAATGTGATGGCGATGACCAAACTGTAGATTATTTTGGATTTATAGCTGATGAAGTTGATGATGTTGGAATTAAAGAGCTTGTATCTTATGGTGCAGATGGACAAGTTGAAGGATTCCAATACGAGCGAATGACAGCAGTATTGACTAAAGTTATCCAAGAACTTAAAGCAGAACTAGACACAGTTAAAGCAGAGCTTATAGCTTTGAAAGGTGCATAATGTCAGTATCAATTTCAGGCTCACAAATTACATTTAACGATGCAAGCGTACAGAATACTGCTGCTAAAGTTGGCATGGTAAATCGTATTATTAACGGTGCGATGATGATTGACCAGCGTAATGCTGGGGCTAGCGTTACAAATGCTTTAGGTGATACATTTACAGTAGATAGATGGAAATTATCATGCGGAGTTGCAAGCAAATTAACAGCTCAACAAAATGCAGCTTCTGTAACATCTGCTGTAGGATTTAAAAATTATCTTGGTATCACATCAACATCAGCTTACTCTATTGGTGCTGGTGATTATTTTGTATTGCAGCAAGCTGTTGAAGGTTTAAATTCTTCAGACTTAGCTTGGGGTACAGCTAATGCAGCTACCGTTACACTATCATTTTGGATTCGCTCTAGTTTAACAGGAACATTTGGTGGTGCTATTAGAAATAGTGATTCATCAAGAAACTATCCTTTTACATATACAATTTCATCAGCAAATACTTGGGAGCAAAAGACTATAACAATTGCTGGCGATACTACAGGAACATGGCTCACAACTAATGGAACTGGAATTTCAGTTGGGTTTGGTCTTGGTGTAGGTTCTACATATAGTGGTACGGCAGGCGCATGGACTTCATCTGTTGTATTTTCAGCAACAGGCGCTACATCAGTAGTCGGCACTAACGGTGCTACCTTCTACATCACAGGCGTTCAACTAGAAAAGGGCTCTACAGCTACATCATTTGATTATCGTCCGTATGGTACAGAATTGCAGTTGTGTCAGCGGTATGGATATAGACCAGACAATTCAGCTTACGTTGGAAGAGCGCAATCAGCAGGTTTTCTTTATAGCTATCCAACTATTGTATTTCCTGTAACTATGAGGTCTGCTCCAACTTTAGAGTCAGGCTCATCTTACGCTGTAAATACTGGAAATGCTGGAACACCTGGTTTAGATGGAACATCTACTCAAATTGCAAACTTTTATAATACTGCAAGTAATTGGACAGTTAATGCTGTAGTAAAAATAACAGGATTTTTATCTGCGGAGTTATAAATGGATTATACATATAAATTAACAATTTCAGATTCTATTGTTTATCGTTCAGATGGCGCTTTTATTCCATTCGACCCCGCTAACACAGACTACCAAGCCTTTTTAAAATACCAAGCAGAAGGTGGCAAGGTATATGGTGCAGACGAGGAAGTTCCAATTAGCGAGGTAGCATAATGTTCGGAATATCAGCATTTTCTGCTGCACCATTTAGCTCTTTAGCAGGTCAATTACTATTAGCTTCAGCTCAAATTGCTGGATACGGTGATTTCACTGGTTCTGCATACGCAATTCGCTATGATTCTGCTGCAATTACAGGCAATGCACAGTTTGAATCAGTTTCTTATGTTATCCGCACAGATTCAGCTTCTATAAATGGCGTAGGAAGCGTAAACGCTGATGCGATAAGGTATAGACTAGACACAGCAGTAATTAATGGATTAGCAGACGTTTCTGCAAGTTCTATACGACTTCGTACTGATTCTGCTGCTGTAAATGGTGTTGCTTACTTTGATGGTGCTTCATATCGTATCTTTTACGATAAAGCCTATGTAACTGGTGAAGCAAGTGTAACTTCTGATGCAGTTCGTGTTAGAACTTCAGTAGGTTCGATTGATGGATATGCGACTGCTACTGCTTTAGGTGGTGTTGAGTATTCAGGTTACGCTTATATTGATGGAGTTGCTACTTTTGTAGCAAGTGCTAATCCTATATGGGGTGGATACGCATTTGTTTCATGCACAGCATCTATCATTGCTGATGGTCATAACATTGGTGACAACTGGTCAGACGTTTCTTACGATACAAATACATGGACTGCATCTAGCGTAGGTACTAACACTTGGACAGATGTAACATTTAACTCAAACACTTGGACTGAACAAACAGCAGGAAGCAATACTTGGACTGATATTTCAGTTGGCGATAACACATGGAATAGGATTGGATAATGGCAAAGAATAAGATTAGTGAATGGTCAGCTACCCCAGCGAATAATACAGACGTTGGTGGTATTGACATTGCAGAGGGATGCGCTCCTTCAGGTATTAACAATGCTATCCGTGAAATGATGGCTCAAATCAAGGATATGCAAGCTGGTACTGATGGTGATAACTTTACAGTTGGTGGCAATCTTGTTGTAAGTGGCACAGCAAGCGGTGTTACTCCTGGCTCAAGTGATGACTCAACTAAATTTGCAACAACAGAGTGGGTACAAGATAAAGTTGGTGCATTAGGTACACTATCAACACAAGATGCAGACAATGTATCAATTACTGGTGGCTCAATTGCTAATACAACAAATAGTGGTTCAAGCACTTCAGCAGTAAATGCTTTAGGTTATCTTGGCTTGCCTCAAGATGCTCAATCATCAGGTTACACACTTGTATTAGCCGATGCTGGCAAGCACATTTACTATACAGGCTCTGCTGCAACATTAACAGTTCCAACTAACGCTTCAGTAGCGTTTCCAACTGGCTCTGCTATTACTATTATCAATAATGGTTCAGGCTCATTAACTATTGGCACAACATCATTAACTGTTTATTGGGCTGGTACAGCATCTACTGGCAACAGAACTTTAGCAACAAAAGGTATTGCTACACTAATTAAGGTAGCATCTGATACTTGGTTTATTTCTGGCGTAGGATTGACATAATGAGTGGTATTCATCATGGATTGATTATGTCCTCTGGAAGAGGAGCAGCAGGTTCTCAAACATTTAGCGTTGGTTCAACATCATTTACAGTTCCATCAGGCATATATTCAATTACTTGCATAGGATGTGGCGGTGGCGGTGGCGGTGGCGCAGGTGACTGGGGAACTAATTATAACTACCCTGATGGTGGTGGCGGTGGTGGCTCAAATCTTATCACATACACTTATTCAGTTACACCAGGTCAATCATTATCTGTTTATGTAGGTTCAGGTGGTGGTAATGCAACTTCAGGTGAAACAACAACAATAACTGGCACAGGAGTTAGTTTTTCTGCTGCTGGAGGTGGTGGTGGACAAAACTCACACTCAGGTTCTGCTGGTGGTGCTGGTGCTAATGGTGCTAATAATGGTACTGATGGCGCTTATCGTGGTTCTGGATATGTAACTCCAGGCGGTACATCAACAAATGGTGGAGCTAATGGTGGTGCTGGTGCTGGTTATGATACTGGCAATGGACTATCAGGAGATAACGGTAAACTAACAATTAGTTGGTAAGGATAATATGGCTACTCAAAGAATTACATTTACGGAATGGACTCCTGACCAACCATCTATTGTAGAAAATCTAGCATATACATATAACGTAGTTCCTGCTGGTGTTGGTTACAATCCATTTCCAAGTGCTGTAGATTACTCAGATGATGCTTCTGAAAACTTAAACAATGTGATTGCAGGTCGTTTTAGTGCTACTACTAACGTATTTGCAGGTGGTGCTACTAAACTATTTAAGTTCGATTCATCAGACTTGAGTATGGATAACGTATCTAAATCAGGCAACTATTCTGGTGTAGAAAAATGGAACTTTGTGCAGTTCGGTAACACAATTATTGCTGCTAATAACGTTAATAAACTACAAGGTTACACATTAGGCTCTAGTTCTACTTTTGATGATTTAGCTGCCAATGCTCCTGTTGCTGAATATGTCACAGTAGTACGTGATTTCGTAGTTGCAGCAAACTTAGATTCAGGTACTAATGCAAATAAAGTGCAATGGTCAGACATCAATGATGAAAGTGATTGGACTACTGGTGCGACCAGCCAAGCCGATAGCCAGGTCATCCCAGACGGGGGCAACATTCATGGCATAACTGGCGGGGAGTTTGGTTTAGTCTTGCTAGACCGTGCGATTGTTCGCATGACTTATATTGGCTCACCTTATTTCTTCCAATTTGACACAATTGCTAAAGGTATTGGATGCGTAGAAGGTAATTCCGTTACTAAATATGGCAATACAACTTACTTCTTAGGTGAAGAAGGTTTCTATGCTTGTGATGGTTCTACAGTAACACCTATTGGTAACGAAAAAGTTGACAAATGGTTCTGGGCTAATGCCAACCCATCTAAACTAAGCAATATGTCAGCGACTGTTGACTCTTTCCGCAAGATTGTTGTATGGAACTTTGAAACAACATTTGCTAAACGTGGATTGATGATTTACAACTGGCAGGTGCAGAAGTGGTCATACGGTGAAACAGACGTAAACTATGTAGCTACAAGTGCTTCTGCTGGTACAACGCTAGAAGGTCTTGATATTAACTATGAAGTAGCTGCTGGTTCATTTGTGGTTGGTCAACAATACACAATCACAGAGATTGGTACTACTGACTTCACTTTAATTGGTGCTTATGCTAACACAGTAGGCGTAAGATTTACTGCTACAGGCGTAGGTTCAGGAACAGGCAATGCTATTGACTTGGCTGCTGCTTCTGCTGCTGGATTTACACTAGACACAATGACAACATCTATGGATTCAAACCTATACGCAGGTGGTAAAACACTATTTGCAGGTGCTAGAGGTGCAAAAGTAGTGACATTTACTGGTCAACCATCTGAGGCACGTATTGATACAGGCTACTTTGGTAGTGAATATACCTCTGTAGTGACGTTAGCTAGACCTTTAGTTGATGATGGTTCTGCTAGTGTTGCAGTTAAGTCAGTTACCATGCTAAATCAAGTAGTTGACTATGGTACTTACACTAATGCTTCAAGTGAAAATAGAGTATCATTACGTAGTGGTGGCAAGTATCACTCACTATCTATTAAACCAACTGGTGCTAGATGGTCAAATGCGCTTGCTATTGATGTTGACATGACACAACAAGGCACAAGATGACAATTGTTAATCAGCAATATAGGAAACTCAATCCTGCTGGTGCAACGCCTCGTGAAATATCAGAGGTTGTTAATAACCTCATGGATGGTAAGTCAAACAATGTTGGTACAGTAACATTAAATACTGGTGGAGCATCAACTACTACAATCTATAATGAGCGTATTGGTTATAGCTCCATTATCTTATTAAGTCCTTCTGATGATATTTCATCAACGACATTTTATCCTTATGGTGCTTGGCAAGATAGTACAGACCAAACTGCTAGTGCTAATACTGCTACTGTGATTACTTGTAATACAACTGATTATGAATTAGGTACAAGCATTGCTAGTGGTTCAAGATTTACTGCTGGTTATTCTGGTCTTTATAACATTCAGTTTAGTTTGCAGTTTAATAACTCTGATTCACAATTACATACAGCAAGTGTTTGGTTTAGAAAGAACGGAACAGACATTGCTAACAGTAATAGTGACTTTGACATAACATCAAGCCATGGTGGTTCTAATGGTGCAGTAATTGCTGCATTAAACTTCTTTGTTGCTTTAGCAAAAAATGATTATGTTGAACTTGTATGGTCAACACCTAATACTGGTGTAACTATTCAGCAAATCCCAACAAGAACAACACCAACAAGACCTGCAACACCTTCTGTCATTGTGACAATGCAATACTTATCAGCTAATGGATACACAGCAGATATATTTACTGCGCCATACATTAGTGCAACGTCTAAAGGTCAGGCAACAATATCACATCCTGCAAACTCTGTTTCAGGTATGACCTACAAATACTTGGTGGTTGGATGATTGTTACTGCTGTTTTACCGCAAGATATTGAGCAAATATGGCATCTAATCCATGACTATATGGAAGGTGCTGCTAAATATACTCATGGTAGATATACGGTAGAAGATATTAAACAAGGCATCTTAACTAATCATGGTCAACAGCTATGGGTTGCTTATGATGACAAAGTATATGGTGCTGTGATTACAGAGGTAATGCAGTATCCACAAATGCGAGCATTAGTAATGCACTTTACAGGTGGCGTTGAGTTACCTAAGTGGAAGAATGAGATGTTAGCGTTATTACAACGATTTGCTAGAGACCATGACTGCCAAACGATTGAATCTTTTGGTCGAACTGGTTGGAAGAAAGTTTTTGCAAGAGATGGTTTCAAATCTAAATTTATGTTCTATGAACTCCCTGTAGAAGGAAATACAAATGTTTAATTCAAAGTTTCACCCATTGCGAGTGATGTCTGGTGCTGCCGGACAAGATATTTATAATGGCGGTGGTGGTAAAGGTGGTGGTGGTAAGTCATCAGGTACTTCTACAACAACGATTGACCCTACAGTACGACCTTATGTATCTTATGGTTTACAAGAGGCTCAAAAATTATATCAATCAGCTAATCCAAGTTATTATCCAGGTCAAACATACGTAAGCCCTTCTCAACAAACACAAGCAGCATTACAAGCACAACAAACTCGTGCTTTAGCTGGAAACCCTTTACTTCCTGCTGCTCAACAACAGCAACAAAACGTAATTGGTGGTCAATACTTAGCTAATAATCCTTTCTTTAATCAAGCATTAGCTGGTGCAGGTCAAGCTGCTACACAACAATACTTTGACGCATTGCAAGCTGCTCAATCAGGCGCATCACAAGCTGGTCGCTATGGTTCAGGCGCACAAGAGAACTTATTTAACCGTGCTGGCACTACTCTTGCTAATACATTGGCTTCTAAAGCTGGTGAACTTGCTTATCAAAACTATGGTGCAGAACGTGCTAGACAAGAAGCTGCTGTTGCTAATGCTCCAGCATTGGCTGCTGCTGATTACGGTGATATTGCTCAACTTGCACAAGCAGGTCAAACAGCAGAAGGTTATCAACAAGCTGCTATTGAAGATGCAATCAATCGCTTCAACTTTGAACAAAACTTACCACAGAACAAACTTAATCAGTTCCTTACACAAGTTTATGGTGCGCCTCAAGGTTCACAAACAACACAAACACAAAAATCAAGTGGTGGCGGTAAGATTGTATGTACTGCAATGAATCACGTATATGGCTTTGGTAGCTTCCGTAATAAGATTTGGCTTGCTCAGTCTAAAGACTTGCATCCTGCTTATGAAAAAGGCTATCACACGCTATTTATGCCTATCATCTTCTTTGCTTACAAGAATACTAATCCTATTCGTGCAATGGTGCGTAATGCACTTGAACATGTTGCTCGTCATCGCACAGCAGACATTTGGAAACAAAAACATGGTAAGCGTGATACATTAGGTCGCATCTATCGTGCAATCATCGAGCCTATCTGTTTCGTAGTAGGCAAGGTTAAAGGAGCTTAATATGTTTGGATTAGGAATTCCTGCAATGATGGGGATTGGTGCTGGTATTGGTTTATTAACTAATCGCAAAAATCCTTTAGGTGGTGCTTTAACTGGTGGTTTGCTAGGAGGTGCAGGTGGTGCATTAGGTAACTATATGCAAGGCGGTTCATTCTTACAAAATGCTGCTGCTAAACCTATTGCTAATGCAGTAGTTCCTGGCTCACTAGAGTCAATGGGAATGAAAACTATTGGTGAAACTGCATACAATCCTGAATATTTTGCTGGACTAGGTTTTGGAACTCCAATTTATACAGGTAATGAAGGTTTATTATCACAAATTGGTACAGGCGCAGGTTCTATATGGGATACTGCAAAAGCAAACATTCCTGACTATGTAACACCACAAAATATGATTGGTGCTGCTAATTTGCTTGCTAATATGCAAGCGCCACAACAAACACCTACTCCATCACCATCTAGTAGCATGAGACCAGGCAGTGTGCAAGGTCTTAATGTAAACTATGGTATGGCACAACCAATTAAACGTAGAGGATACGCATAATGGCTGATTTTAATTTATTCTCTGTTCCTGACTACTACGGTGGTCTATTAGGTGAAGAAGGCGTACAGAAGTTACAACGTCAAGCACTAGGTACAGGTCTTATCAATGCTGCATTAGGCTTTATTGCACAACCACGTAATCAGCGTTATGGCTCTGCATTACCATATTTAGGTAAAGCACTTGCTGCTGGTTATGAGTCTGGTCAGAATGTAATCGCTGGTGGTTTGAAAGATTGGGAAACTCAACAAAAAATTGAGGAAATGAAACGTCAAAAAGCTGCTCGTGAGGCATACGATAAAGCTCTTGGTGGTTTATATACAACTACTCCAGCACAATTTGAAACAGTTACAACACCTGGTGGATATGCTCCTGCTCAAACAGATATTCAAGCAGGTCAAGTATCTCCTAACTTTGGCATGGCTAAACTTCCTGATGTAACAACACAAGTTCAAACTGCACCAGCACAACAAACCTTAAATAAAGATGCTTTAATGGCAATGGTTGCTAGTGGAGACCCTCGTGCATCAGCATATTTAACAGGTCTTAAAATACTAAAAGAAGTAACTACACCTGCTAAAGCTGACTTAGTAAAAGTTGGTGCAGAAGAAGGTATTTATGACCCAAATAAACAAGAATGGGTAAGAACTCCTACTGCAAAACCTGATAAAGGCACTAATGACTATCAAAATTGGACAACATATAAACAAGACCAAGCTGCACTTGGTAAACCTGCATTAAGTTTTAATGATTGGATGTTGCAAAACAAAAAAGCTGGTGCCACAAGTATTGTTATGCCTACTGAAAAAGGTTTAAATGCTTATGAAGAAGCATTTGCTAAACAAGTAGCAGAACGTAATGCAAATATATTGAATGCTGGTGAGCAAGCTCCAGAGCAGTTAGCTAGAGCGCAACGAGTTAAATCTATCTTAGCTAGAACTCCTATTGTTGGTTCAGGTGCAACAGCTATCGCTCCATTGGCTAATGCTTTATCAACAGCAGGATTAATTAGTTCAGCATCTACAACAGATACAAATGCACTATTAAAAGAATTAGCAGGGATTACATTGTCTAATGTTAAATCTTCTGGTCTTGGTGCTGGTGCTGGATTCTCAAACAATGATTTGAAATTCTTAAATCAAGCTACATCAGCAGAAATTAATTGGGATAAAAATTCTATTAATAACGTAATTAATCTTTATGAGCGTTCTGCTAAAAAAGCTATTGAGAAATACAATTCAACAGTTAAGAGCATGAATCCTAAATTAAGAGAATACTATAATTATCAAGAAATACAATCAGAAATCCCTCAGGGAACTTTACGATAAGGCATAATCATGGCAGAAAATCAAAAAGAATTTGTCGTTCCGTTACCTGAAGATTTAGTTAAGAAAACAGGTAAAAAGGAATGGGTGATTGTTCCACCATCAAACCTATCTAATGAACAAAAGCAAGAATATGGTCAAAAAGCATTTAACGAGTGGTATTTAACTCAGACCATTCAACCATCTGCTGCTCCTGAATCTAGTGTTTACGAACAGAATAAAATGCCTGGTCGTGGCGAAGCATTATATGCTGGTTTAACTAAAGGTCTCGGTGATATTCAGCGTGGTGCAAGACAGTTTGCTGCAAGACAATCTATTATTCCTGGAAGTGGTGGTGAATCAGGAAAGCAAAGATTAGAAACTATTGCTAAAGAACAAGCACAGGCTAATATTGCTTATGAACCAATAAGAAGTCAACGCCCATTGCTTGCAGGTATTGGTGAAGTATTGCCAGAAATACCATTTAGAAATCCTCTTGCTGTTGGTGCAATTGAAGCATTGAAATATTCTCCTACTGCTGGAGAAGGTGCTGTTAGAGGTCTTGAAGGTGCTGTAGCTACAAAATTTGGTAATATTATTGGTGGACCATTAGCTTCATACGTAAATCCAAACTTAAATCCAGGTGCAATTAAATCTTTAAAAGAAGTTAAACAGTTAGGTATTTCACCACGACTTTCTGAAATTACTGGTAGTCCAGGATTAGCAAAGTTAGAAGATGTTGTTGCTCAAACTCCATTTGGTACATCAATGTATGCACCACAAGTGAAGAATCAATCTAAATTTAATCAGATTGCAGCAAAAAGCATTGGTGAAGATTCTGAGTATTTAACAGAAGATGTTTTATCTAAAGCAAAAGATAGAATTGGTGGAATTTATAATAATGTTTCATTAACTCAAGTTCCAATTCAATTTAATCAAAAAGTGATTGATGCAGCAGATAAAGTCATTGCTCGTGCTAATGCAGCAAGAAAGATGAACGCAACTGGAGCTATTGATACTCAATTATTATCTACAGCTCAAGCATGGAAAAACATGGCTACTAAAGGCAAGACATTTAGTGGAGAAGATTACAATTTAACTAGAGAAAATCTTTCTGATTTAGCATGGAACGCTGAAGGTTCTAACAAAATCTACTATCGTGATTTATTAAATGCGTTAGATGATGCAGCAGAGCAATCATTAGTTGGTGCTGGTCAAAGAGATTTAGCTGCAAATCTTAAAGAAGCTAGAACGCAATATGCAAACTTAAAAACATTAGAAAAAGGTAATGTGATTGAAAATGATAATGTAAGTATTGCTAAGTTAAGAACTGCTCTTAAACAAGGCAGAAACGCTGCTTATCAAGAGGGTAAAATTCCTGGTGATTTAAATAAACTTGCTAAATATAGTGAGGCATTTAAACCACTAAAAGAAGGTTCTGCAACATATCCTAGACAAAGTTATTGGGAAGCATTGCAAGGTGAGCCTGGCGGTAAAGCATTTTTAACTCCAATTGTTAATCCAGCTCTTGCTTCTGTACTAACAAGTCCTATTACTAAGTTTCTTCCAACTCAATTAGCTGGAACTCCAGTTGGTAAAGCTCTTGGTACTACAGCAGAATATGGTGCAAAACTTCCAACACTAGCTATTGAAAAAGATTATTTGTCAAGACGATTAATGCCAGATATGTTCCAAGCTCCTCCTGGTATTTTATATGATGAGAATAAATAATGAAAGTTACTACGATTAAATCTGAGCTTACTGAGTTTGATGAGCAAGTTAAAATTATTCGTAGTAATCTTGGAAACAAGCGTATGTTAGCCATTTTGATTGATGAGAACGGTAGCGTAGAAGTAGTAGTACCAGGAGACTATCCTATTATCAATCTCTTTGGCGCATTAGAACTAGCTAAATATGCAATAGGGGATTAGTGTGGAACAGGAATTACTCAATTATGTCTTTGGTATTTTACTTGCATTACTTGGCTGGTTCGGTAGAACGCTATGGGATGCAGTACAAAAGCTGAAAGATGATTTAAAAGATATAGAAGTAGATTTACCAAGTACTTACGTTAAAAAGACAGAGCTTGACAACCGCTTGCAGAAGATTGAGACTATGTTGGATAAAATCTTTGACAAGTTGGAGTCGAAAGTTGATAAACAAGACTAGAACTCATTTTGTACTACCTGATGTGCAAGCAAAAGATGGTAATGACTTTACTTTCTTGAATTGCATAGGAAAATACATTGTTGATAAAAAACCTGATGTAATTATATGTTTAGGGGACTTCGCTGATATGGAGTCCCTTTCTTCTTATGACGTAGGCAAAAAGTCATTTGAAGGTCGTAGTTACACTAAAGACTTATGGGCTGCTAGAGACGCAATGGATGCACTTCTATTGCCATTATTTCAGTTCAATGAGCGTGCTAGACGTAATAAAGAAAAGACATATCGCCCTCGTATGGTTATGTTGTTAGGCAACCATGAAGCGAGAATTAGTCGTGCTGTAAATGATGATAGGAAACTAGATGGACTTATCTCTGTTGACGATTTGCCTTACCAAGATTGGGAAGTTATTCCATTTCTTGAAGTCATCACCATCGATGGTATTGCTTATTCTCATTATTTTACAAGTGGCACTATGGGTCGCCCTATTACAACCGCTCAAGCACTTTTAACTAAGAAGCACATGAGTTGCATTGCAGGGCATCAACAAGGTCGTCAGATTGCTTATGGTATGCGAGCTGATGGTACAGAAATGACAGGTCTCATTGTAGGGAGTTGTTACGAACATGAAGAAGATTATCTCGGACCACAAGGAAATAATCATTTTAGGGGTTGTTATATGTTATATGATGTTCGTGACGGACGATTTGACGAACTACCTCTTACACTAAAGTATCTGAAACAGAAATACGCATAAGCCCTTCGGGGCTTTTTTTATGGGTGAAACAATGATAAGAATAAAAGTATGTGAGTGCTGCGGTGAGCCTTACGAGATTGACGATGCAGACGAGGATTTAGGCGTTTGTGATGAGTGTGAGCCTTTTGATGCAGATATGATTGGTATTGTTGAACTGGAGGGTTTTGATGCGAGGGATTAAGTTTATTATCGTTTTAGTTTTTCTCAATGTCGTCATTTGGACATGGGCTTTAAATGCTAAAGCAGATACAACAACGATTAAATATGATGGGCAGCCAGTTCCGTCTGCAATTGCTCCTTCAATGTCAGCTTTCTCACAAGACGTTTGTGCTGTTCCTGTTGCTGGTGGTGCTAATACTGGAGTGTTCTCAATCTCTGCTGGCACAGTAATGCTAGACCAAAACTGCGTTAAATTGAAGTGGTCTAAATTCTTGCATGATTCAGGTCTTAAAGTAGCCGCAGTATCTCTAGCTTGCTCTGCTGATAAATCTATTTGGTCTGCTATGGAAATGAGCGGTTCGCCTTGCCCTATTGGTGGTGCTGTAGGTGATGCAGCTCGTCAAGCATGGTACAAACTACATCCAAACTGGTTCGAGGATTTATATGGTTCGACTTTTATTATGCCTCTTGCTAATTCTAATAAGGAGTAATGCGTATGCTTGGTACTGTTCTTACACACCTACTCAAGAAGGTTACATCTCTAATCTCCAATGCACAGGCATTGACCCAACGCTTGCTGTCAAAGACTATTGGTGTCCTTACCGTAGTGCAGACCCGATTTGTCGCCAGTTTGACCAACCTGCAATCCCTATTTGCTCAGACCATGTCGAATATCAATCGCTTGCGTGTCAGCCTAATTATAGTGGAACAGTCAATCAAAGCCGTACTTACTACTGTCAAACAAATAGTTACTCAGACTGGATTACTACTTCTAACAACTGTACGCAAGATGCTCCAACTTGTCAGACAAGTTCTGTTACAGAGCAAAGACAGGCTTGTGGCATTAATCAAGTCGGGACAGTAACATTTAAGAAAGATTCAATCTGTCCTGACCCTTATGGACAACCAGTAGATACAGGATGGCATGAAATAGCTAGAAGCTGTCAACCAGCTCCACCTACTTGTCACACATCTATTGAATCAAAGCAAGTGGCTTGTCAAGAAGGATACACAGGACAAATAACAGAGACAAGGAGTAGTTCATGCCAAGACCCGTACGGTCAACCTATTTTTGGAGCATGGGTAGAAACACAGAACAGTTGCGTGAAGTCAATAACGAACGTAACGAATGTAGCAAGCCCTGTGAGTCCAATCAGCCCTGTATCTGTGAGTCCAGTAGTGGAAGTTCAACCAGTTGTAGAAGCTCCTGTAGAAATTCAACAGACTCCAACAACAGAAACTCCAACAACACAGTCACAGACTGCTACTGAAACATCATCAAATACGACTGAAACACCCAAAACAACGCAAGAAAACAGCTCAAATACGCCTAAAACCAACACAGTAACTCCACAATCGAATAATACACCTGCACCTATATCATCACCTAAGCAGAGTGAAAATAATTCGTCTGTGAGTGTTCCTAAAGGTAAAGATTTAGTACCTGGCTTCGGAATTGTGATGTCTTTGGAATTATTGAACGCACCGATTACTTTTCAACAACAGCAGCTAGAAATAGCATTAGATTATTCACAGGAGTTACCAGATGGAATTAGAGGAAATCAAGAGTTCCTTACCGAACTTATCACTCAAGGTAGTGCTACTAATCTGTTCGATATTAGCAGCAAGCGGTGGAATGATTTATACCGCCATTACGAAGTACAACCAAATTACTGAGTTGGCTGATAACTATGCTCCTTATAACGATGAAGATGTGAAAGCTGAAATCAATCGTCTTAAATTGGAGTTAGAAGGTACTAAAACTTCTCTTAACGCTGTTAAAGATGGCATGGTAGCAACATCTAATCAATTAGTTGCTGTAAGTGAGAAGGCTTCTACTGCTAAAGGTGAGGCAATGGAAGCTAAAGCGATTGCTAATGGTAACTCTCGTGAAACTCAAGCAGCTTTGACAAGTGTTCGTGAAGAAGTCAAAGCGACACGAGAAGGTCTTGAGGCTCGTATGAAAGCCTTACAAAAAGCTACAACTAACCCATTAGGAAACTAACATGTTATCTATTCTTTCAGGTTTATTAGGTATTGGCTCATCAGCACTCCCTTCTCTATTGCAGTTCTTCCAACAAAAGGGAGACCAGAAGCATGAAATGGCTATGGCTAAGATGCAAACTGAACGTGAGCTTGCTATGGCTCAAGCTGGTTTCAAGTCACAAGAAAAGATTGAAGAAATCCGTGCAGATGAAATCTCAATGCAAACTTATGCTCAAGAGCGTGAGGCATTGTATAATCATGACATGAAGTTGATGGATAAGGCTTCTCAAGCTACCGTTGACTTAAACGCTCGTGTACGCCCTTATATCGCATTCACATTCGTTTATCTATTGGTATTCGTAGATGTGGCTGGATTATGCTGGGCTATCTATACTGGTGTAGATTTTAACCTAGCTATGAATGAAGTTTTCTCAGATGACGAAATGGCAATTGTAAGCTCAATTATTGGCTTCTATTTTGGTTCTCGTCAATGGGAGAAACACCGTGAAGGTAAGTAAAAAATGTTTAGATATGCTTTCTCACCATGAGGGAGTTCGTGTCAAACCATATCGTTGCCCTGCTGGTCTGTGGACTGTTGGTGTTGGTCATCTCATTGGTGATGGTCATAGCTTACCTGACAGCTGGAATCGCACGTTTACTTTGAAAGAAATCTATGACTTATTGGCTACAGATGTCCAAAAGTTTGAGCGTGGAGTCGAGCGCTTATTGCCAAATGTTAAGTTATCGCAAAACGAATTTGATGCTTTGGTTAGTTTTAGCTTTAATCTTGGTCTTGGTACATTTCAGCGCTCAACCATCCGTCAAGCGTTGCTTCGTGGCGATAAAATTGCAGCTATTGAAAGTTTACTCAAATATAATAAAGCTGGTGGGAAAGTCTTAAAAGGTCTTGATAATAGACGCAAAGATGAAGCATCGTTATTTAATAGCCCTTAGCTTTCTTATCTAGTTTCTCTTCGAGTTCGTACATATCGTCAGGTAATGGTGGCGGTATGTACTTCTCTTTCTTCTTCACACCAAATATCTTATCCCAGTTATCTTCACCTTCTTTAGTCAGCTTACGACTGATTAAAGCATCCCCAGTAATATCATTCGTTGTTGCCATTTCTAGCCTCCATCATTTTATCTGCAATTTCATAAGCAGCTCCAGCTTCTAAATGCCAATCTCCATTAAACCAATCTTGCTGAGTAACTAATGCTTGCATAGCTTTGGCTGCGAAGTAATCTCTTAAATCCATTCCTAATTGTGGTAAATGTCTGCCTTTATCATCAATTTCAACTGCATCTATTCTTGGAAACGCTTTCATTACATTCTCCTATTATATTCATCTACTGCTTCTTTTATTATTGCAGACATTTTCTCTCTTTGCTTTTCAGCTATTGCTTTCTTTTTAAGAATAAGTCTATTCAAATACCAAGCAGCTTTTTCTAGGTCTTGTATTTCATCATCTTTAAGACCAGTTCGTGAAAGATACTTAATTGCTGTCAATCTAAGATGCCCACAAAACTCTTCATCTGTTGACTTTGCTTCCATATAGTCAATAGTTTCAATTCCACCATGCGTGTAGTGTGATGGATGATTTACCATATCACTCATCTTTATGCTCCTCATGCAATGCAACTATTTCAGTCAATCCTTGTTTAATGCAATCAATAATCGCTTTGTTAATTAAGAATCGTTTAGTTTCTTCATCCATGTCAATAATTAGTGTAGCAGACCCATCTTCATGCTCAATCGTTTCTCTAACATTCAATTCCATATTAACCCCACATTGCTTTTCTACCATCAATCTTAAATATAGCCATAGCTCTGTTTAAAACTTTAGCATCACGTCTATATCGCTCTTTTGTTTGGTCATTATCTTTAAGACGTTGTGCATGAAGTTTCACTCTCCATCCTTTTCTAATCTCATCGTGTGTCATAGCAAAGCCTCCTCGTAATCATCCCAATCAACTTTATACACTTCTTCTTTCATCTCAACAGTTCCTTCTGCTGGATAACTAAACCAACGAATCACATTACCTTCGTCATCTAAGAGAGCATATTTACGTATTTTGTCCATAAATCACTATACCGTTTGTTTGATTTGCGTAACTGTTTTCTCAGTCTAGCGTTTTCTTTGATTAAGTCAATAGTGCAGACCATCGTTTCCGTTTGCGCCAATGGTATCGACTCTTTCTTCATCCCATTGCGCTTTGTTGACTTCTTGTCTTGCATCTCTATCATTTTCTCTTTCAATCATCTCATATAAGAACACTAAAGCTTGACCTAACGCTTTATCGTTATCATCTTGACGGTTTACTATTAGTCTAGCTTTTCTAGCGAACAATTCGTAGTATTTATCTTGCCACATAATTACCACCGTTTAATTAATTCTGATTGTAAGTGATAGTTATTTGTAACGTCATATTTCTTTTTTACGTAGTTACTAGGATGCAAACGATATTGTTCAGCCATCTCAAACTTAACTTTTTCAACTCTAGTAAGATATTCATTGTATTTGTTTTCATCGTGTTTAATCATTAATTGTGTAAGTAACATCATCATCTCCTAATATAAACTAAAAGTAGAACCAATACTAACTGGCTTTGCTTTTCTTAATGGTTGTCTAAAGTAATCGTTTCTTTTAGTTTCCATCAATTTATAATCTTTTGCAATACCAGGTCTTGGCTTAGATACAAATGGATTAAAGAACTCACCAACACCATAGTAATTATTTGGTATGTAGTATTTATTGATTTCTTTTCCTTCATACACGATTGGTACATATTGCTTTTCTGTCACTTTAAAAAAGCGTAGTTTATTGCGCTTGCTATTGTTTTGTATCTTTCCTGTAAACTTATCTTCATATTTCAAATAACCATCAGCGACTAACTGTGCAGCTAGAGCAATTACTCGTGAATAAGAAATACCAAGAATACCGCTAATAGTATATCCATCAAACCATTCATCTGTTACTGACTTACAGATATTGTATCTATGTTGCTCTACTCTGTTCATTTTTTCTTGGCTAACATATTTTTTTAACATCATCATCTCCTATAGGGATTGAGAGGTAGCGGTTATCGAATTATCAAATTTCAGCTTTAATAAAAGTTAATAAATGCTACCCCTCAAAACTGACTAGAACGGAATATCGCTTTCTAATTCATCTGCAACATAACCATTCGCTTTAGCTGGTTCACCTGCTGGCTTTACATAAGTATCAGCACTTGCTACAAAGCTAATGAACTCACCTGTACGACCTTCACGCTTCCATCCTGCTAGTTGCATCTTGCCACCAGCTTTTAGGATTGCATCCATTGTGTCTGAGTCTAATGTCAAATTAATTCGACAATCTGGTGCTTTATCAGACTTCTTATCTTTAACGTAATTAAGAATACCTGAGTTGTAATAAATTTTTTCTGCCATTTATTGCTCCTTCATTTTTTTAATTGAACTTCTTACTTTACTATTTAATAAAGACCATACTGCTACTTTTTCTTCATTATCTAAAGAATTATAATCTTGCAACATACTACTGAAGTCATTAGCGTCAAAATGAAGCGTAATGTTTTCAGCACAGTCTCTAATGAATTGTCTTTCTTCTTCATCTAAATTATCTAAAGCTCCAGCAGTAGGAATAATACTTTGCTTTGGTGCTTCGACAGCATTAGACTTTTTTGCATCATCACTACCAGTCGTTGCATCTAATACATCATGTTCAACGATTTCAAGTGCTGTAACCCACAAATATCTGCGTTGATATGTTTCTACTGCACCAACATTTTGCACCTCATGGCAGCCCTTTAAATTAGCACCACCCATAGGCGATGTAATTACAATGTTATCTGTGCCATCGCTAATCGTCAATGTTGCTAGTTCTGCTGTATATGATACGACACCACATAAACCTAAGTCATTAAATATTTCCTGAACTGTAGGCAAAAAGTCACCAAGCTCAAAGTATTTATAGCCTGCAAACTTATTATGACCAGACTTTTTAAGCTCTGTATTCTGCAACTTTAAGCGAGCTGCCATTAGTTTTTGATATACGTTCATTCTCTGTCCTCAAATCTATCACGAATAATTAGTTTAAGTGCTTCCGTGTCCTCAAGTGCATCAATAAGCGGTAGCACATCTGTACCCATCCATACTACCTTATTAATCTCAATATCAATATACTCTGACTCTAAATCACCAAAATATACTGGCTGTGCTTGAAGCTCATAATCAATCGTAAGCTCAATTCCATTTACTTGCAATACTGTAATCATTAATTTTCTCCTTTTCCATGATTAGCAAATTGTTTATGGTATTTTAATCTTGCTTCATTAATTACTAGTTCAGCAAGCTCTAAATTGTCAAATAAACCTAAAGTAATTCTTTTGCCATTTGCTCTTATTCTAGCAACCCATTTATTTTGCTGATTGCTCCAACAAACACCTTTAACGCCAGATGTATTGTTTTTTTGAATTTGTCTATTAAATTGATTTTCTTGATTTGTTGCTTCTCTTAAATTACAAATTCTGTTATCAACACGATTTCCATTTATATGGTCAATTTGTTTTTCAGGAATATAGCCGTATATATACAACCATGCAATCCTATGAGAAGCATAAGTTTTTTTATTTACTTTAATTGCAATATATCCCTTAGAATCTTTTGTTCCAGCTACATCGCCAATATTAATTTTTTTTGAAAATTTTACTTTCCAAACAAAAATACCAGTTTCAGGATTGTAATCTAAAATAGATTTAAGATAATTTTGTGTAATCATTTGAATGTCCTAACTAACATTGAGTGGGTAATGTAGGCTTGTTAATGAGTTAGCATCAACAATTTACTCGCTCCCCAGCGACCTACAATTACATTAGACACTATATTTACAAAAAGTTCAAACTATTTTTACACATTTTCTAAAATTATCCACTGTCCAAGTTTGACAGCTTTAATCTTACCTTTCTTGCACAAATACCTTACCCATCTTTCTGATGTTCCAAGCATTGCTGCGTATTCTCTAACACTACAGATACCTCCTGACATTTAATCCTCGCTCTCTCGTTAAAATCTAATACATCTTGTGCTGTCATACGTGGTAGTGGATATATCTCACGTAATACTTCGTATTCATACTGTTCCTGGCTCATAATTACTCCCAATCACATTTTTCAGCAATATAACCAAAAATACACAATACAGCTAAACCAATAATAATTCCACCAATAATAATTAATCCGTTCTCAATCATTTCTTTTCTCCTTTGTTTACGTCTGCGTTTTATACCGTTTATTGTATGCTGTAAAGCCATTACATTTTCTCACGTTCAACATAATCTGAAATACCATCTACCATCTTTTTAGCTATATATTTAGCAAATACTAACAGCTCTTTATCATCTTCGTTGTAATGCGCTATTGCCATTCTTTTGATAGCATCTAAAGTCGCATCAATTTCTTCTTTACCTTTACCAAAAGAAAAGTCTAAAAAGTAATCACCTGGCGCATCATCCATCCATGCCACAATTTCTTCATGTAATGCTTCTTCGTAATCGTCCATATCCCAATCTTCTCTTTCGTAAGGGTTATTATGATAGTATTCGTAGTAATCACTCATTTCGCATCTCCGTTTGCGTTGTTGATGTGTTCATTATACCGATGTCGGAAGTGATGTCAACATATTTGTTATACTTTTTTCTTATATGTAAGCAATTCTTAATAACTAATAATTATTGGACTTTTAGTGCCGTTTGTGGTATGATGGCATAAAGGCTAGGTTATGCAGACCGAAAAGGAGCTTCGTTAACTCCCTGCCCTCTTTCTTTCATAACGGCTAACCGTAACGGAGGTTATATGCACTACTATTCATTTAATGTCGCTGACTATCGTAAAGATACCACACATCTAAATCCTATAGAACACTATATCTATAGAACACTCATTGATTGGTATTACCTAGATGAAGTACCAATCCCATTGGATACCCAGTTGGTTTTAAGAAAACTTGGGCTATCTAAAGAACACAATCAAAACTTACTTAATGTTTTAGAAGAATTCTTTGTTTATAGTGATTTTGGCTATGAGCATTTTAGAATAGAGAAAGATATTGCTCAATATCATCAAAATGCTGAAAAGAATAGAGAAAATGGTAGAAAAGGTGGAAGACCAAAAACCCAGTCGGTTGCCAATGGCATCCCAATGGAAACCCAACCTAAAGGCAACCAAGAACCAATAACCAAAAACTATAAAACTAAGATTAAAGATGATTTTAGAGTTAGTGATTATGTTCGTGATTGGTCTATTAAAAATAAATATACACAAGATGCAATAGAAAAGCATAGAATGTATTTTGTTGTTACATGTAAATCTAACTCTTACGAAAAAGAAAATTGGGATGACTTCTTTATTAAAGCTATTGTTGATAATTGGGCTAAATTGCCAAACCCTAAAGGCGGGGTAGTCGTATGATAGTCAATCCTAAATCACTATTACTTGAAATCAACGAACTATACGAAACAGGAGTAGCACGTGGACACACGACAGGTTGGTCAAATTTGGACGAGTATTTTACTGTTAAGCATGGCGAATTTACTGTCGTTACTGGCATGCCTTCCCATGGGAAATCTGAGTGGCTGGATGCTTTATGCGTCAATCTTGCTATACATCATAACTATCGTATATGTATGTTTAGCCCAGAGAATCACCCATTAGAGATGCACGCTAAGAAGATTATCGAAAAGTTTGTGCATAAACCTTTCTTTGGTCAACGTAAAATGTCTCAAGATGAAATGCTTAATGGTATTGACAAGATGAACCAACACTTTGCGTTCGTTAAGCCTAAAGAGACAGAGTTCACTCCAATGCACATTATTAACGAAGCATTACCTTGGTTAGAGCAATCTACTGTTCAACCTCGTGCGCTGGTGATTGACCCTTGGAACGAAATGGACCATTACAGACCAGCAGGATTAAGCGAAACTGAGTACATCTCTCGTGTACTGACTGAATTGCGTAGAGCTGCAAGAGAGTTTAAGACACATCTATTCTTAGTTGCACATCCAATGAAGCTAGGTAAAGGACCAGACGGTAATTATCCAGTTCCTAGACCTTACGATATATCAGGTTCTGCCCATTGGTTTAACAAAGCAGATAATTGTATTGCTATTTGGCGTGATGTGATGAATAATCCTCAACTAACGCAAGTTCATGTGCAAAAAGTTAGATTCAATTCAACTGGACATCCTGGAGTTGCAGAATTGCTGTACGATTATAATCAAGCAAGTTATATTTATGAACAAGAGTTTTACAGGAGTAAAACATGAAACAACATCGCTGGGCAAAAGAAATAAAAGCATGGGCTGATGGTGCAGAGATTGAATGTAAATGGTTAAACGGTTCAGAAAATGAAAAATGGTTTAATCCAGTAAGTCCTGATTGGGATAATAAAAATTATGAATTCCGCATTAAACCTACACCTAAAGAGCCACAGTATTTGTATGTGTATAAAAGTTTAGATGGATATACAGATTGTTCATTAACCAAAGCAGTAAATACTGGATGGATTTACGTAGGAAAAATTAAACTGGAGCAAGATGATGAATAAATTAATCGCACTATCAATCGCATTATCTTTTAACGCAGAGGCTTGCACATATCAAGATGGCTGGGACTGCAAATCACCACCGCCAGTACAACAGCCTATTGTTATTCCTGCACCTATTACACCAGGTATTCCACCAGTTACTATTGACATGGGTGGTGCTACGGTTGTTCGGAGATAACTATGGTTGTTATACTAGCTTGGAGTAAGGATGATGAATTTGTCTGTACTATGAACTTTCCTAATATGATGGCATTTGAAACATTTAACGCTAACATATCTTTTGATGAACCATTGGATTTTGAAATTCTTGACTTCGAGGTTCAAGGAGACACACTACAATGACTAAAGACGAAGAATTAGATGATGGATACTGGTGTGTGTTTTGCCAAAGATTTATTGAAGCTGATGAATATGGCGTAATTGTGCATGATGATGTTGACCACGATTATGCTGATTTTACTGAAGAAAGTAGACCACAATGAATAAACAAACAGAAGAAGCATTGAAGATGGCGATTGAAGAATTAAACGCAATTACATTTAGCCCTAATTGGGATAGCATAGAAAGAACAATAAACGCTTGCAAAGAAGCACTAGAACAACCAGCGCAAGAGCCTGTGGCGTGGCGCAATCCAAACGATGATGATAGACGGCATGCTTTCATGTGGCATGGGAAGCTAAGAGATAAGGGCAAATACACAATCCCACTCTACACCCACCCTGCACAGCCATTGAGTGATGATGAGATAGAAAGATTAGCGGATGCAATAACAATTAAGTGGCATATCTATGATTTTGATATGGTTAAGTTTGCTCGTGCTATTGAACAAGCACATCACATAGGAGTTAAAGATGAAGTTTGAAGAAACTGAACTTTACAAGTATCTTGGAGCAAGAGAGTACAAAGTAACTATGCCTGATGGTCGTATTATCAAGTCATCTAAGTGGATTGCTAGATGGGATGACGAAAACAATACATCGCATATTCCTCATGTAGCTAAGAAGATGGAGACTAAGAAACGTGGCAGATAAATGTCCTACCTGTGGTCAGATTAAGCGTAGAAGCTCTGAACAAAACAGACGCTTGCATAAGCTATTTAACTTGATGTCTGAACAACTAAAAGGCAAAGATGGGTTACATCATCCAGCTCAATGGTGGAAAGTTATGTCTAAAGACCATTGGTTAGGTTATGATGAGTTTAACAAGCCAGACGGAACTACAATTTACGTTTTACGAGCCACAAGCGAATTAGACGTAGAAGCCTTAACAGACTTTATGAATGAAGTAGAACGCTATTGTGCTTTGCGTGGAGTGTATTTACAAGAATGATAGAGAACACTTTTGCGGAATACAATTTAGAACAACAACGTCAAGCTAAGTTCAAGCACGATGTTGCTTATAGTCATATCGTAGCTAATCCTGCAATTACTACTGCTGCACTAGCTAAACTAATGTACTGCAATCATCAAACTATTGACCATTACATTAAACACATAGAACACGCATTAAAGATTGAAAAAGGCGTATTGAACGGTAAAGTATGCAGATTCTACTATGCTAAAAATCCTAAGACATACGAATGGGGTAGTGTTTACAAGAAAACAGATGACCCATTACGCAAATACTTTGAATGGAAGTTTAGAGATTTGCCTGAACATTTGAAAGAACCTATTTTTACAGGCAAAATTGATGCGTCTATTGTACGTTCGTTCAATGAAGGTGATTTAGACCATTGTTATCAAGCTCCAAAGCGCAAGAGTGTAAAAGTACATATTGGCACTACGATGGATTTAATATGACAAAGGATGAAAGGAAACATTATGATAGAATTGCTCAGCACGGTTGCATTGCTTGTATGGTGCTCGGCTTTGGTTTCAGTCCTTGCGAGATTCATCACATTAGAACTGGAATTGGTAAGTCACAAAAAGCTCACTGGTCTAGCGCCATTGGATTATGTCCTAATCATCACCGTAACGGTGGCTCTGGTATTGCAATTCATGCAGGCATTAAGTCTTTTGAAGATACTATAGGCATGACAGAAGTAGAACTATTACAAAAACAGTTGGAGTTACTTGGTGATTAAATTAACAATTCCTTTTGCGCCAAGCGCAAACCACTCACACCATTACGGTTCAGGTCGTAAGTTTCTAAGCAAGAAAACAAAAGACTTCAGAGAGCGTGTTCAAGAAGTCGTTATAGATGCAAAAGCTAGAATAGAAGGCAGAATTGCAGTATTCTATGCAATATATCCACCTGATAGACGACATCGGGACATAGGAAATCTGGAAAAGCAAACAACAGATGCTTTAATGCTTGCTGGTGTATTCGATGATGATGAACAGATTGACTTCATTTTGATGGTGCGTAGAGATGTAGTTAAAGGCGGAATGATTAAAGCAGTCATTGTACCAGCGACTAAAGGTATGCAGATGCTAGAAGAATATGGGGAAATTATTTAATGGATGAAGGTCGTGTCATTTACTATTTAGAGATTTGGCGTGATTGGATGAAACCAAAACAAAATAATGGACTAGGTTATCCATCAAGGTCTATGGGATTTGGTGATAGTGGCATACATAGCACAGAAGATTACGAAGAATCTCAAGACTCTGTAGCAGGACCAGCAGTAGATGCAGCCATAGAAGATTTAAAAGGTATTGAGAAAACAGCTATTTACGTAAGATGGATGGGTGAAAAAACATTAATTAATCCTATTATGATTGATACTTATTACGGTGTAGCTATATCAAAACTATCTAAAAAGCTACAAGAACGAGGGCTATATTAATAAAATACTTGACTTTTAGGCTGTTTTGTGCTATTATTACACTCGCTGGCATAATTGTGCCTATACATTTCGTATCATCACGTCTCCGATGATATTTTGACCGTCTAAATGGCGGTCTTTTTTTTGTTTAAGGATTGCTATGCCATTAAAACCAGGTAAAAGTAAGAAAGTAATTAGCTCAAACATTAAAACTGAAATGGCGCATGGCAAACCACAACAGCAAGCAGTAGCGATTGCGTTAAGTAAAGCTGGCGTTGCTAAGAAGAAATCTAAGAAAAAATAATGCTACAGTGCTTTGTAGGGTTTGACGGTAAAGTCGAGCCTGTTGCTTATGCAGTATTCGTTCAGTCTGTAATAGAGAATTCAACCATACCAGTAACATTTTGCCCGCTGGCATTAAATACGTTACATGATTATAAAGAAACTCACACAGACGGGTCGAATTCTTTCATTTATAGCAGGTTCTTAGTACCTCACCTATGCAACTATAAGGGATATGCTCTCTTTGCGGATGGTGATATGCTGTGTAAGGCAGACGTAGCAGAACTACTAAAGTTAGCAGAAAGCGACCCTGAGAAAGCTGTATGGGTCGTGAAACATAATTACAAGACAAAGCATCAAGTTAAATACTTAGGTGCAAAGAACGATGACTACCCTCGTAAGAACTGGTCATCTGTTGTCTTATGGAACTGTCATCATTGGCAGAATCAAAAGCTCTCACCGCAAGTGGTGATGGAATCTACTGGCTCATACCTTCATCGGTTTAGCTGGCTTGAAGATAGATTCATTGGTGAGTTACCAACAGAATGGAACTGGCTAGAGACAGAATACGTATATAACAGAGATGCTAAGTTAGTGCATCATACGCTTGGTACACCATGTTTCAAAGATTATCAAAGCTCTCCTTATAGTACAGATTGGTGGGCTACATACAATAGAATGATATATCCACTAACAGGGAATAACAGAGAGAGTGAACTATAATGGGAATCGGTGCTAATCAAAACGCATTTGGTCAAGACTACAGATATAACTATCTAATGGGACCATTATTAGGCGCACTAAAGAAAACTACACCTGAGCCTGTTCAACCATCTATGGTAGATGCTAACACAGCAAGAGCTAAAGCAGCTTATGAAGCCGTACTAGCAAGTCTAGCTACAAGCCCTGCATATAACCAATCAGCAATGTTTCCTGGTTTAGACTTATCAGGATATACACAATACACACCAGCACAGACAGGAAGTTATGGCGCTGGTAGATTCACAGGTGGACTATTAAACGCTCCATCATTTAACTTTAACGCACCAAGTAAATAAACAGTAGGATAGTGACCAACCTACGGGAGTCATACATATGGAAGAAGAACGCAAAGTAGGCGGACAGCCAGGCAACACAAATTCTAGTAGAAACAATAGGATGTGGGCGGATACGATTAGACGTGTTATAGCTCAATCTGACGGTGAAGCGCTAAGACGAGTAGCAGAGGCTTTAGTGTTAAAAGCACAAGAGGGTGATATAGCTGCTATTAAAGAGTTAGGCGACCGTATTGACGGTAAGTCTGTAGCTACTACTGAATTAAGCGGACCAGATGGTTCATCTCTTCCTATAGGTTTACCAATTGAATTCATCAAACCAAACAAGTCAGACAGTACAGTTTCCTGAGAAGCTAGACTTCCTATTCGCTCCACATCGTTACAAAGTAGCGTATGGTGGTCGAGGCTCAGGTAAGTCATGGTCATTCGGCAGAGCTTTAATTAGGCTGGCTGCCGCAAAGCCATTACGTATTCTATGCGCTCGTGAAGTGCAAAAGTCTATTAAGCAATCTGTTCACCAATTATTGAGTGACCAAATACAAGCAATGGGCTTGGGTGCTTTCTTTGAAGTGCTAGAGTCAGAGATACGAGGTATCAATGGTAGTTCGTTTAGCTTTGCTGGTCTTGCTACTAATACTGTTGAAAGTATTAAGTCATTCGAAGGTGTCGACATCGTATGGGTCGAAGAAGCACAGACTGTATCTAAACGTTCATGGGATATTCTTATCCCTACTATTCGTAAAGAGAACTCTGAGATTTGGGTTAGCTTTAACCCTGACGTTGATACTGATGATACTTACCAACGTTTTGTAGTCAATCCACCAGAGAACGCTAAGGTTGTTAAAGTCAACTACTATGACAATCCATGGTTTCCTGATGTACTAGAAGATGAACGCTTACACAGCCTTGCACATAATCCTGACTACAAGAATATATGGGAAGGTGAATGTAAAGCTGCTGTAGATGGTGCTATTTACGTCAATGAGATAAGAGAAGCGCAAGAGAATGGCAGGATTACGACAGTTCCTTACGACCCTATGCTCAAAGTGCATGTGGTTATGGACCTTGGCTGGAATGACAGCATGTCTATCATTCTTTGTCAGCGTGGTGTTAGTGACATCCGTATCGTTGGTTATATTGAAGATAATCATAGGACTCTTGACAGTTACAGTTCAGAGATTAAGTCATTTAACTATAACTGGGGTCAGATGTTCTTACCGCATGATGGAAGGACTAAAGACTTCAAGTACGGAATTAGCGCAGAAGAAATAATGCGTAAGCAAGGATGGGATACACGAATTATCCCTATCGCTGATATAGAGTCAGGCATTAAGATAGCTCGTATGAACTTCCATCGAGTTTACTTTGACAAGTCAGCACATAGACTAATCGAGTGTTTGAAACATTACAGACGCTCAATCAATAGCAATACACAAGAGCCTGGCGCTCCTTTACATGATGAATACTCACATGGTGCAGATGCTTTCAGATACATGGCAGCTTCTATTGACCAAATGAAGAATGAATCATGGGGTGGCGACAAGATTGAATATAATTCAAGAGGAATAGTATAGTGAAACTATCAGACGGTGAAATTTTATATCGCATAGAGCAAGAGGAGCAGATTGCCTATGGCATTAATGACTCTGCTTTATCAGATGACCGTGCTGCTGCGATTGACTATTACTTAGGCGAGCCATTTGGTAACGAGGTTGAAGGGCGCTCTCAAGTTATCTCTATGGATGTCCAAGACACCATCGAAGCTGCCCTCCCTCAACTATTGAAGGTATTTGTATCTGGCGACAAGGTAGTACAGTTCGACCCTAAAGGTCCAGAAGACCAAGAGGCGTCAGAGCAAGAGACTGATTACGTTAATCACGTTGTCATGGAAAAGAATGACGGGTACAAAGTATTCTACGTATGGATGAAAGATGCTTTGTTATCTAAGAACGGCTACGTAAAGGTTTATTACGAGCAAGAGAAAGAAGTAGAAGAAGAGAGCTATGCAGGCTTGACTGATGGTCAACTT